TTATTCATTCACATCCACCGTCACGCCCGATTTGAATTCCACAGTGAATTTGTCCTCGTAGACAGTGACTTTTTCAATTAGCCGCCGAATAAGGGACTCGTCATATTCGATAATTGCTGTGGGCTGTCCCTTTAGGAAATCACCCATATCGGTAATGCGTTTTTTCAGTTCGTCCCGCCCAATGAAATCGAGCTGCACTTTCTGTTTTTTATCACGCAGGCGGTAAATTTCATCGCCCACTTTATCATATTCAGCCTTGGAATTAGCCAGCTTCACAAGCTCTGTTTGAAGCTCATCCAGCCGCTTGTCGATGTCAGCCAGGGTGGTGTCGTTTTCATGGATTAAGACATTTTCGATATTGTTCTTAAGGATGGAAAGGAAGGAGTCCTTGTCGCAGAGGGTCTGATTAATGGCGGTTACCAGTAGCTGCTCAATGGTGCTCTCCAATACCGTGCGGGCATCGCAAAACTGGCCGGTGTTTTCCAATCTGCTAATGCATCGCCAAACAACTGACTTTTTCCCTCGGTTGTTCCAATGAATCCTACGGAAAAACTCCCCGCAACCTCCACAGACAATCATATTTGAAAAGCTGTGCGTACTGCTGAAGGTCCTATTCTTCCCACTCGGGCTGGTATGGACGATGCGGCGGCGGATGAGCTCCTCCTGCACCTGCATGAAGAATTCACGCGGGATGATAGCCTCATGGCTGTTTTCTACATAATACTGAGGAACAATGCCGTGGTTCTTTACTCGTTTCTTGGTGAGAAAGTCAGTGGTATAGGTCTTCTGCAAGAGGGCATCACCGATATACTTTTCATTCCGCAAAATCTGATTGATGTTACTGGTGTGCCACTTTTCCCTTCCAGCACCATTCAGAATGCCGTCGGCCTCAAGGCCTCGGGCAACGGGCAATTTTTAGCATACTGGCACCTTCGAGGTATTCCCGGTAGATACGTTTCACGACTTCAGCTTCTTCTGGAACAATGATTAGTTTCTTTTTTTCATTCTTGGTATAACCGAGGAAACGTGCACAGTTAATCTGGATTTCACCCTGCTGGTAACGGTATTGCAGGCCTAATTTTACATTCTGGCTTAAAGATTGGCTCTCCTGCTGGGCAAGGGACGCCATGATGGTGAGCATTATCTCACCCTTGGAATCCAAGCTATCAATGTTTTCCTTCTCAAAATATACCGGGATGTTTTTATCTTTCAGCTTCCTGATGTAATTCAAGCAATCCACTGTATTCCGCGCAAATCGGCTTATCGACTTAGTGATTACCTTGTCTATTTTACCCGCCATGCAGTCGTCAATCATGCGGTTAAATTCTTCACGCTTTTTCGTGTTGGTGCCTGAGATGCCGTCATCTGCATAGATTCCAGCTAACTCCCAGTCTGGGTGGCTGTTTATGTATGCAGTATAGTGAGTGATTTGCGCCTCATAACTGGTTTCCTGTTCGTCGCTATCGGTGGAAACGCGGCAGTAAGCAGCCACACGGAGTTTCGGGTTTTCTTCATCCCTCTTTGCAAAACCGGATTGTTTCCTTGCCGGAAGTAGTGTAACAGTCATTTTTTCTTCCACTTTTATTCCTCACTTTCTATCAGACTGTAAGCATATTCCGCCTGCTGGAACGGGTCGTCAAACCGCTCAATCCCTTCGATGATGCGGAATGTAGAGGGATAGACGACCTCTCTTTTTACTTCTGGTTCGCGGATTCGGCCGAGTTTTTCCGCCCGTCTGATACGTTCCGCTTCGGCAGCAGCAAACGTGTCGGGGTCGATAATCGCCGGATAATACTCATCGCCGAGATAGCGCTTATTCTGAAGCATCCTGCCGACTCCCGCATGGAAGGATTTAATAGCAGCTTTCTTCGCGGCCATCGCCAACGAATCGCCGGTCAGATAGGACTGAAATAATGTTTTTATCTGCTCGGCGGCTTGTTCATCAATAATGGCTTTTCCGTTTTCAATCCGGTAGCCGTATGGGGTATGGCCCATCTATCTCACCAGCCTTTCTTTCAGCGTAATGCCGCATTTTAATTCTAACCCGATTTCCGTTCGGGAATATACAAGTATCCGCTCCACAAAGTGGATAAACAGTTCGCTGTCAAAATCATTGAGCATTTCCGACTTTGTTGCGTATTGCAGGAGCTCACTGACCTCATGCAGGTTTATATTGTCGCTGTTTATGAAGCGAGATATGGATTCCTTCTTACGCTGTATGCGCTCGGCTTCCTGCAAAAGTTCATTATTTCCCTTATTAAAAACGGCAGGCTCAAGATAGCCTTTAGTCATAAGGCCAACAAGTACCTTTCGCTGTTCCGCGTTTTCTTCGAGCTTTTTATCGAGGTCATGTAGCCTTGCTACGCTATCTTCTGAATTGATACCGCGAAGGCCCATCAGCAGGGGTCTTAAAACGGCTTGATGACCGAAGATGAGTTTGTTCATCATGGTTACAAATGCATATTCAAAATCAGGTTCCGGAATGTATTTCAGGGAACATTTCTCAGTATCTTCTATATGATTGGTACAGCACCAGGCGATAGTGTGCCTACCGGTGGAGTGTATGCGGCGCTTGAGCTTACCGCCGCACTGACCGCAAATGATTTTACCCGAAAATGGGTAACGGTTCTGATACTTTTTATTCTGCTTTTCCAATCCTTTTTCCTTACCGCGCTGTTCTATGATTAACTGCGCCGCTTCAAAATCTTCATGGTTGATAATCGCGTCATGGTGGTTTTTAATCAGGTACTGGTCTTTTTCACCGTAATTGTAATGGCGGTTGAAGTGCGTATCGGTGTAGGTCTTCTGAAAAATGGCGTCGCCGGTATATTTTTCATTACCGACCATCCCTCGAATAGTTGTCGCCGTCCAACGACCGCCTTTCTTGGATGGAACACCCCGGCAATTCAGTTCACTCGCAATTTTGCCGGTGCCCTTACCCGACAAAATTTCGGAGAAGACTAAACGAACAATGTCTGCCTGCGCTTCATTCACGATTAACTTTCCGTCAACGGTATCGTATCCATAAGGTGGATAGGAAATCTTGAAGGTTCCGTTTTGGAACCTGCGCTTTACCGACCATTTACTGTTTTCCGCAATGGAGACTGACTCGCTTTCAGCCAGTCCACTTAGGATTGACAGCATGAGTTCGCTTTCCATTGACCCCGTGTTTATGTTTTCCTTCTCGAAATAGATAAAGACGCCCAAGCCAAGCAGCTTTCTGACCAGTTCCAGACAGTCCGTTGTGTTTCTTGCAAACCGGCTGATCGACTTCGTTACGATGAAGTCGATTTTCTTGTTCTCACAGTCGGTAATCATGCGAAGCAGCTCCAGCCGCTTTTCCTTTTTAGTGCCTGTGATGCCTTCGTCATAATAAAGCCCGGCAAACTCCCATTCAGGATTTGATTTGATATAGGAGTCGTAATGCTTAATCTGTGTGTCGAGGCTGACAAGTTGATCGTCACTATCGGTGGACACACGGCAGTAAGCTGCAACCCGCAGCTTTGGACGCTCTGTAAAATCAGTCGTATTTTCAGCGATTTTCGTTATCTTTTTCAACTTTTCACCTCCTTGTCAGTGTGACATATTACCTCTAAAGTTCAGTAATATCAACGGTTTTCAGGCATAATCTGTGCCAGCGCAGGTAAGAAAGATTTGCGGTTTAATGAGGTTATCTTGTTAAATTCCGACAAGGAAATAAGTCCACAATTCATCATTGTGGTTAGTATCTGTTGTGCCCTGACATAATCGACTTCGCGCTGCATTTGCTCCTGCGGTACAGGCCTTTTCCCCGATACAGCATTAAAATCGCTTGTGCTGATACCTTGGTTTTGTGTGTTGTTCACTCAGATTACCTCCATTCGGAGGGCAATAAAAAATGCCCCTCTACCGTCTACAGACAGAAGAGGGGCTCTTGCGTACCAGTATATGCTGCTTATTCAGTTTTGATGAAAGCATCGGTAAACCCAGCCGCCTTTACCCTTTTGAGCATGGCGTCAGCGTTCGCCTTAACCGAGTATGCACCTACTTGGACACGATATAGATTTTTCGCTTCACTCTGAACAGGTGACGGAGGCTTTGATGGTTCAGTTTCCGTGAGTAGCCTTTTAACCTCAACACGGAAGGTATCCATCGACTTGCTGTGCTTTGGAAACCAGTGTCCGGGATCGGCGTGATTACTGGCAACACCACGTTTATGCCCCTCGTAATGCCCGATAATAACGCCATCCGCCATCGGGTCGAGCTTATACTCCTTACAGATATAGGCACACAGTTCTGTGGCTTCCTTGTAGACTGCGTTGAAGTAGGTAGCATCCGTCAGCCCATCCTCGCAGATCTCAAACCCTATATGGGTGTCATTGACTGAACCTTTCGAGCCGGAGCCACCATGCCAGCCACGATGATTCAACGGCAAGGTCTGATAGGTTGCGATGCTCCCATCAGCCAATTTACCAATAAATCCGTGGACGCAGACCTGGCGACCGTCTGGCTTATCCTGATTCCAGTGGTTGCCCGACTCATTCTTTCCCAAGAGTCCGTCGTCTGGTCCGACATAGCGTTTCAGATAGGGATTGTTCGCCCCGGTAGAATGCATCATGATGCCCTTTGGTTTTATAGTCCGGCCTGCCTTGTAGCAGGCATTGTTTATAAGAATTAGCTTTCGAAGATTCATTTTATCAGTCCTTTCCATTCAGCTGTGCGAGAATCATTTTTAACTTGTCCGGTACGGGCAGACCGATTGCCACTGTATTTTCAAGAAGAGAAATGCCCTCGTTGGAAATATAGAAAAATATGACCGCTGTACGAAGCGGCGCGCCAGTGCCTCCAAGCAGATAAACATCTGCAAGGTGGCCAATACCGACAACAAGGAATATCGCCACTTTTTTTGCTATCCCATGTGCACCAATCCGGCTGGACAAACGCTTCTCCACAACAGCACGAAGTACTCCCGTGAGGTAGTCAACCGCTATAAAAGCTATCAGTGCGTAAAGGAAGCCATCAAGACCCCCTAAATACCAACCGAGCAATCCGCCGAGTCCTGCAAATCCTGTTTGCATCCAAATCCATAAACTTTTCATATTCTTTCACCTCCGAGTTATTACACAACTTCAGTCCAGCCGTAAACGCCCGGCTCCCAGACATTGTTAGGCACAGCTGATGTCCAATGCTTTTTATTATGAGCCACTTTATCTCCAAAGCCGTAGGCGTCATGTGCGCCGATAGGCTGAAACCATGTTGGCCATTCATCGGCAGGATCGCCGATTTTTGTCCACATTGAGGGTGTTTCGCTTGGCTTGGTGTTTTGGCCGGCACTCACATCATGGATGGAACGGTACAGAGCCCCTTCATCACTTACAATACTTTTGGCTTTCCCTGTCCATTTTTCACCCCAGACCGGGAAGAGCTCGGCATGCTCTGTGACGGTTACATCATCAAGCTGCTCGCTTTGCGCAAGTAAAACAAAAACGAGCGACGATACGTCGCCCGCTGCTTTCACAGACTTTCCGAGCAGTAGTCCCAAATCCCTGTCATTCATTTTCAAACCCCTCCTTCAGACCTTCCATAAACAAAAGCAACCGCTCCGCAGTTATTTCCGCTTGGGGTACTTGCGTAAACTCCACTTCAAATACACCGCTTTCGGGAAAGCTGCGGTATGAGAACAGCTTTCCGTAAAGCGTATACGTTTCAACAACCTCCCCAGTATCGGTCTGCACGATCAGGGTTTTCGCATCAATTTCCTTGATCTCATCAACTGTGGTGCTGTGCAAGGCAGCGTAAAATCGCTCTCCGGCGGCATAGTTGGTACAGAAAATTCCATTTAGTTTCATGCTGTTACCTCCGTTTCAAAGTCATACAAAGTCCAGGTGCTGCTGCCGGGGGTATGAAGCTTATATCTTCTTGACCCTCTGGCAGGTGCGAGTTGAGAATAGAATGCGGCGAAGGTTTCGTTGTAATCTTGTTTGATTATTCCACCTAAGCCGTCAAGTCCGAAAACAGAGCATACTGTCGGATACTGGTTGTTTACAATAGCGACCTTGTTAAAGGGAAGGAACGAATAAGAGGTGTACGCATAACTTGTTGTACGAAAGAGCGAAGCATGCCGCCTAAGAGCACCTTCAGCAATCTCTAATATGACTGCAGCTGCTCTTGTGCTTCCACCATCATCCCCCCATTCAATGCTGCTCCATGAAAGAAGTGCCATCCCGTTTTCCATGACCACAGCTTGGTCAGGACTGGAGAGGGTACTATGTGGGGTTTTTGCTGTAAACTCAATATAGCTTGATGTGAACCTGTCCCCCGATGAATGGATAGACACCATGACAGCCGGATAGGTAGTGGTGCTTTCACCCTTTTGATAAACCCCAACTACCGCGCCTTTTGTAAAACTAAACTTGCCACCGATCATTTCACTGGTATATCCGGAATATGCCCTTGCATAATCCGAATAGGGATGGGCGGTTTTACCTTCCCAAACAATCCCGATTTGCCCGACTGAGCAACCATACAGCCACCCGTTGGCCGCAGTCGTATACATATTGTCGATACGCCAGACATACTTGGCAAGACCGCTTTCGCGGTCAAAGCAGCAAAAGAAAGGCCTGTGCAGGCTGGCGCTTCCGATGCTTGCAGTCTGGATGCCTATCTGCAGCAGTTCACCCGTCGAACCCTTCACGATGTCGCAGGTTATAGAAGTCGTAGCTGCGGTTGCTTTATAAAAGATGTACAGCATATCCTTGTCCGGATCATAGGCTATGCCATAGGCCTGCCTTCCGAAGTTGTCGTTTGCGGTCTGTTTGGATTCTGTGGAGCAGACGGCGAGGAGTGTCCACGTTTTGGACAGGATGCTGTACTTGTACACGCAGGGGTAATAGTAATAGGTGGACGATGTCCCAACCCGGGTTCTTAAAGTAGCAGGCATGAAAACCTCTGCCGTTTCCTCGCATACCACCGACCAGTCATACTGCACGGTATTGCTGTTAAACTTTTCTGTGGCGCTGAAGGGCGTGTCGGTGCCGTTCAGTGTACTCCAATAGGCGCTAAAGGAAGTATATATATTTGTGGAGACCCCATTAAGCAGCGATGAATACGTGCGAAGCTTATCAATCGCAAGTGCCACATCGCAGTTGTCGTCCTCGCTGATCGCTTCATAAACATTTCTTTTAAGTAAAGCCTTTTTTATCAGGTCAGGTTTTTCCTGGAACACCGGATTGAACTGGGGGTCACGAAAAATTCCGATCATGTTCCCGGTGTCAGTAAGCAGCTCGGCGCTGGTTTCATGCGAGGTGGCGGCCATGTCTTTTAAGTAAGTCATCATCGCTTCCTCATAAAAAGGCTTCTCTGCCAGAACATTAAAGCATTGCCGGTTGGCTTCGCTTTTGGAAAAGTCGGTGAACACGGATGCCATGGCAGGTCCGGAATTTATAAGCGGCTCTGCCGTTTCCGGGTTGCCAAGAAGGGACCTGAACAAAGTCGCCCCTTTTAGAAAGTTCCCCCGAAACATCTGGCTGTATTTATAGTAGTCTGATTGCAAAAGCGGAATCATACGCTAACACCTCCATCATAAACTGCAACGACATCCACCTCGGCCGCCACAAAGTCAAAACCCGTCATGTATGTTATTTTTGTTGTGACTGCTCCGCCGCTGCTTGCTGCGGCATATGCGCTAGCTGTCACAGGCTGGCGGGCGGCAATCTGGCAACTTGTCTTGGTTACATTCATTACTGAAATAATAAATGCTTCCGACGAGGACACAAAGACCCGCGGGATGCCGGATAACGGCCTTGTAAAGTTTATCGTGGTCCAGCCAACATCAAGCGTCACACGCTGGGCGTCGATTTCGATATCGTCAAGGCTTGTATGAGAAAGATTCCATTCATCGATGCTGTCAAATAGATATTTATTGATGGGAGTACCTTCCTGGATGGGTTGGTCTGCCCGTTCCCACACAGCGAAATAGGGAGTGCCGCCGCCTTCCGGCACAATCTTGATCCGGTTCGGTTTGGACGGGATTCTGTCCTTGACTTCAATCATGCCATCACCCCCTCGTTTACATGAAATTCACCAAGGTGGCAAAACGCCGCCACCATACGGGACAGCCAGGTATAAATCGTCTTAAGATCCCACTCAAGGGTATTTACCTGGATAAAATCCAAACTGTTTGAATATGTGACCTCCCGCCAGTCGGGAAGACTGCTGTAACCTCGATGCAGGCGCTCAATGTTCCTTCGTATGCGGTCGATTTCTTTTTGGTACGGGACAGATTCCATCGACCAGACCCCGGTCTTAATGAATATTTCATAACCGTTTTCGGCAAGCAATCCTGCAAGAAACCGCGTCCAATCCTCAATCCGGTTTAAATCTTCATAATTCAGCGGGACAGCGCTGTCCCTTTTATATTGCAAAGGCTCCATTAAAATCCTCCTCCCCAGGCTTCTGTCTCGCATTTAAGCCCGCCGTCAAAATTAAACCGCTGCCTTGATATCACTGCCGGTCTGTTCTCGCCGTAGGCATCCCAAATAACCGCCACATCCGTGATCTCTCTTGCAGGATTTCCCCGTTCGCTCACATTATAGGTGAGTCTCCTTTGAAGCATTTCAAGGAGCCAGGCGGCGACGGCTTCTCCTGATACGGCAACGGGGTTTGAAATGTCGGCAGCCTGTTCCTGCTCGTCAACGCCTATATCTGAAGCCACATAAATAGTTTCAACCCCGCCTGCTGAATACTCGTCTTTAACAGACAGCTCGACGAGGTTCACCTTGCCGGCCACTGCGATTTTAGGCATGGCTGACATATTGTCATAATTGATTGTGTCAACAGGTGTCCGGTCTATGAGCGGGTCAAAGAATATTAGCACGCCGTCCCGATTTACATAGCAGGCAGAGCATGCCGCCTGGGCTAAAAGCCGGATTGCCTCCCTGCAAGTGCAGTCCTTGGGGAGATTCTTGCCCACAAGACGACTGCCGATTTCCTCCGACATTTCAAAGGCAAGGTTCGTTCCGCTGTATTCAATCACTGCGGAAACAGCCTGGAAAATTGTCCACTGTCCGGATGTCCCGTTTCTGTATTTCTTGCCTTCAAGACGGTAGATGTTATCGTGGGCTGTTATTTTTGCGGTCATGGAATCGTCCTCGGCTGCGGCTGTTGTGAAATAATAGCGCCCCATATAGACAGCGGTCTCTTCCTCATCCCAGTTAAAAGACTCGTCCGGAGCTCCCACATAAAACCATACATCAAGGGGCTGTGACTGCTGCAGATAAGCATAAACCCCACGCGGATTTACCATGTTCCATACTGCATTGCTGTTATCCAAGACTAGAGTAAGTTCAGAGGCCGGCAGACTTTCCGACATGGGCGAGAACCCGTATTCAATTGAAGCAGAGACCGTATTTTCACGGTTGAAATATTGAACGATGCCAAACAACATCTCTGTAATACGGATACGGCGCCATGCTTCGCTTGTTTCTAAAAACTCAATAACCACATAGCGGTAATTTTCTGTCGGCATATCCACAATGCATCTGACGGAGCTATTTTCCACAAGTCTCTCTTGGATCAAGTTGCCTTCAAGGTCATATGCGCTGACACGAAAGAGACTCGCATACTTCCCGGATGCATCGTCAAAGCATAGGGTAAAGCCTACGCTGGTCTGGTTCTCATTCCATGAAAAGCCAAGGGATGGAGGAGCATCAAAGCTTTTATCTTCACCGGAAATTGCATCGCTCCACCAACCTGTCTGTAAGCCGGTCAAATCTTCCTCCGGCAGGATGAACGTACCGTCAAGCTTGAAGTAGTCCCGCTCAAGAGATGCCAACTTCAAACTTTGATATTCAACAAGGTCATGAGTCTGCCAAATTTGGGATAACTGGCATTCACCACTACTAAAAGGCAGAGCCAATGCTGCCGCGTCTACGTCAACCATTCGGAAAGATACGAGGATATCACAGAGGCGTACATCAGCGTATGGGTTATATGCAGGAGCTATTGTAAGCATCAGGTCACCTCCTGGGCGGTCATATCCAGTTTCACATCATGCCAGACCGCTTCGCCATTTTTGTAGGAAAACACACTCATGCTCGGATAAGAGACCTCAAAGCTGCCCGCAGCGAAGCCTTCCGGCGAAGGGTATTCCACCCAAAGGAAGCTGTTCCTTCTAAGCAGTGAAGAAAGAGCAGCCACAGCATCCGCCGGAATCCAGTCCCATGAAGCAGCTATCGTGGTTCGATGTCCGAGCACATCCTTAACGACCTTGCCGGATACCATTACCGTGCGCCTGGACTCTTCTTTGGCACCCACTGTGATGGTTTTTACGCGGGGCATAACAACCGTATTAGTACGTTCCATATTTGAAATGCGTATTTTATCCAATTGCAACACCCCTTTGCTTTGAGACATCCTTAAGCGGGTCAAATATGGTCTGGGCGATGGTCTTTCCGTCAAGGTTGACCTGCAGCGTGATTTTCTGCTGTGAGAGTCCACCGCCAAGCGCCGAAGACAGTCCGCCGACCAGCCCGTTTACCATATCTGCCGTTGAACTTGAGCCGCCCTTTATAGCAAGCTGCAACGGTATGCTTCGTTCAATCTGGGTTTTCACACTGGACATGGCTTTTTCAAATCCTACGCCCATGCCCTCGGCCATGTATCCTCCGATTTCCGCAAAGACCTGCGAAGGGGAGTTGATTTGAAGCATGGCTTCCACACGACGTTTTATTTCTGCGATGTAGCTGCTGACCAAATTGTTGAGCCATCTGCTGCGGCTTGTTATGCCTGCTCCGATACCCTCCATGATCATCTGCCCTATGCTTACAAACCCTTGCCGGAAGCTCTCAAAGATTTCTTTTATCTTCTGGATTAAAACTCTTATTTTCTCTAAAACCGTGCTCTCCTGTGCTTCTTCAAGCCCTACAGAAAGGAACCTCGCAATGTTCGAACCGGAGATGCCAATGGAGGCGCTGTTTTCGGTTATGATTTCACCAATACGCGCAACAAGGAGCATAATAGGCTCTGTCAAAAGCGATATGTGGCTTAGAATACCTTCTTTGACCGCATCTATCGCTGCCAGCCCCGTGGCATCACCCGCAGTTTTGGTAGCAGACAGCATATCCTCACTGACATCGCCCATTTCACCCCCAAAACCGTCTCCCAAGCCCTGGGCCATATTTGCCCCAAGTCCAGCAAATAGAGTGGAAGGGGAATGGATGCCGAAGAAGTCCTTGATTTTGTCCACCACACCCCCAAAGAATCCGCTGATTTTTTCCCAGAGCCATGAGCCCGCATCAGAGATGCCTTGCCACAAACCTTGTACGAGATTCGTACCCACTTGCGCAATCTGGCCGATTGAACCCATGAAGCCACCAACCAGAGCTGCAACGATCTGGGGAACAGCCTTTACAATTTCAACAATGATGGTAGGCAGGTTCTGTACCAGTGCAATAAATAGACGGACACCGGCATCGATGATTTGCGGTATCGCTCCGATTATAAAGTCTACAATAGCTGTGATAATGACAGGCAGGGAGGCTATCAGCTGCGGAAGCGCATCCAGCAGGCCCTGTGCCAAACCGAGTATAAGTTGCAGGGAAGCATCAAGCAGCATGGGCAGATTGTCAATAAGGCCCTGGACTATAGTGGTTACAGCACTTACTGCAGCCGGAATCAGTTCCGGCAATGCCGAGCCGATGCCTTCCACAAGTGAGGTCACAAGCTGCACCGCCGCATCGATTAGAAGCGGGAGGTTGTCGATGATGGCTCCTACAATCGTCATCACCGCACTCACTGCAGCGGGAATTAGTTCCGGCAGAAGGTTTAGTATCGCTCCGAGCACCTGGGAGAATAACACCGTTACCGTTTCCAGAAGCATCGGCAGGAGGTCGCCAATTGCAGAAAGAATCGCACCTGTTGCTGTAGGAAGAGCATTCACGATATTCTCCAAGACCGGCACTATGTTTTCAACCACCGATTGAAAAGCATCCACAAGGTTCTGCGTGAGGTTCTTCATATCCGCATTTGCATTTCCAAGTCCGGCCGTGAACGAGCCAAGGGCGGCCTGAAAGAGACCAATGGAGCCTGTCACCGTCTGAGTGGCTTCTCTCGCAAAATTCCCTGCATACTGCTCTGTATTTTCGAAGAACATCTGCATGGCCACCTCAGCTTTTTCAGCTTGGGTTGCAGTCTTCCAAGTAAAGTCAAGTCCCTTGGCGAGGGCATATGCTTCGATGTTGGTGGCATTCATTGCGACACCGAGGTTATCCATCATCGTGAAATTACCCTTGGCGGCACCAGCCACCGAGTCAAGGGCAACCTGCATATCGATACCCATGACGGAGGCCATATCAGCAGCCCTTTGCATGGCTTTTTCGGTCAGGTCAAGACTCTTCTGCTGTTCGATGCCGGAGCCTTGAAAGAGAGCGCCCATCTTGTTCGCTGTAGAGAGATACTGACTTTGTGAAACGCCCATGTTTTTATAGGCTTCCTCACCCGTCTTCTGGATAGAGTCAGCATACTTTCCAAACACCGCTTCACTACCACCCAGGTTTTGCTCCAACTCACCGAATTGCTGTACGACCTCTTTACCCAGCTTAATTGCTGCGGCACCGGCCGCAACTGCTACTGCACCCATAGCAATGCCTACGCCTTTGAGAGTGCCGCCAAGTTTCTCAAATCTACCACCGGCATCATCAGCGCTTTTTCCTGTTTCCTTCAGCCCTTCACCAAGCTTATCTGCATCACCTGTCGATTGCTCAAGCTCCCGTTCCATTCCGTTTAGTTCAGCCTTGGCATTGTTAAGCTGAATTGCCCAGTTTTGGGTCCTTCGGTCGTTTTCGCCAAAGCTCTCGGAGGCGTTTTTAAGAGCCGATTCGAGGGTGGAGATTTTCTCCCTTTGCGCATCGATCGCCTTATTTAGGACTTCATTGCGGGAGGTAACCGCTTGTATGCTTTTATCGTTCTTATCAAATTCCGAGGAGACAAGTTTCATTTCGCTCCCGAGCACCTTAAAGGACTGGTTGATGTCGCGAAGAGCATCCTTGAATTCTTTTTCGCCTTCAATGCCTATTTTCAGTCCAAAGTTGTCAGCCATTTATTACGCCTCCTTTCTAAGAATTAAATTCCAAAGGGAATAATGTCATCGATGGACATTTCCTGCTTTTGCTTGGAAAGACCAAGGAACTGCCTGTGGCATTCCCATAAGTCCATGAGAAGGCCAAGGGGAGTAAGCCATGTTTCTTCCTCTGTCCTGTGGAGATGGACCGTTCCGTAATATAAAAGCCGAGTAAAGAGTTCATTCTCGTTTACTCGGCTTGCACGTTTTTTGTATCTTCTTCCGAAGTAATATCCCGGGCAGTTCCTTTGAACATCGCCTCGGTGATTGCCGTCTTATAGGCGGCAAGTTCCAAAGGAGAGGTTAGAAGTTCTACTTCCTCCTCGGTGATGAGTTCTTTTGGCTTATCTCTGTGTTTGAGGTTGTAGATGAGGATTGACTGGTTTGCGAGGAGCGTAATCAACCAGATGATCTCATCCAGTGCGAGTTCAAAGTTCTCAGCTTTTAAGAGCTTCTCGCCCAGGTTTTCTAAGCCACCATATCTGCGGGCGATTTCTTTGGTGGCGCGAGTGGTAAGAAGAAGTTCGTATTCAACGCCGCCGATACTTATTTTTGCGCTTCGTTCGTTATCCATGTATCAGGCCCTCCTTATGGTTCTATAGTGAAAGTCGGTTCATACACTTCTGTGAACCAACCGGTTATGGTTGAACTTAAAACACCTGTATCCCCATCATTGACCTCCGCTTTCCAGGGATGCTTGCCTTGGCCGTCCAGCTTGTTTCTTCTCATCACAGTACCTTCAATGGTTGGCGTTGAAAAAGTGATGCTGTCGCCTTTAGTGGCAAGATTGGCAGCGGGGATACCAAACTTCACACGGTAAAGCCAAAAGTAACGGTATTTTCCGTTTGGTTTCTTTGCTCTGAAACCAACAGCGACAGGAGTGCCGCCATCTTCGCTAGCCGAGATTAAGACATTGTTGTCGTCAATCGTTGCGCCGGTTAAATCTCCCGCGGCATCTGCACCAATATCGTCGACCCCAAGCGAGAGGGTCCCGCTTTTGAACTCCTTGATCACTTCAGCCGCACCATCATCTGCATAAAGTGTTGCTTCGGCAAGTTCAACCGACAGCTCGGCACTGATTGCTTTTGCCAGCGGAATGGGCGCGCCGTAGGTTTCATCACCAAAAGCGCTCTCGGTGATTGTTGCATAATAAAGCTTATCTAGACCAATTGTAGCCATAATCTATTCCTCCGTTTCTAATTGATATTCATAGGGTTTTGCCACATCAATGGCATAGTGGTGATAGAAGGTATCATCCTCATGTCCGATATACCGGCGGTCTGTTATTATAAAATCCGCGCCCAGCAGAGCGCGAACAATTTGATTTTTGAGAGCTGTATAGCTTCCCTTGTCAAACAGGGATATCCTTGCCTCTTGGATTTCATGCCGTGGTTTATCGTCGGTATATAGCTCGAATGTATCAACCATCGGCGTGATCACAGCATAACGATCTGGTGCAGGCTCAGAAAACACGCCCGTCTCCAAAGGAATAAGGGGTGAGAGGAGGGTGTTCAATTCACTGAGAAGGCTCATATTTTATCGACCTCCTCCTCAAACGCCCGGATCATCGCATCCACACAGGCTTTTTTACTTGCTGTTTTCGCAGGCTTCAGAAAAGGTTTAGGTGGCTGTCCATGTTTGCCATACTCTAAAACGCCCGCAACCATAGCATTGCTTTTGCTATCCTTTCGAGGTTCGGAAAAGCCGACCTTCACGTTGAAATTCTCATCCTTGTCTTGTCTGGCAGAGGAGACTCCAAGGGCTGAAACGAGCTCACCAGTGGATCTGCTATCTTCCTTCGTACCATTTCCAATAACACTCTGAAGATTGCTTTTTACTTTAGCCTCGACAACCTCGCCGCCTGCTTTCAGTACGCGGGGAATGATTTCATCTGTTTTCTCGCCAAGCCTTGAGAGCTTCATCAGGAAGTCATCCGGCATTTTTAATGTTGCTTTAGCCACTTGGTTTCACCTCCTTGGCAAGAACCTCAAGATACATGCCGCGCCCTTTGACATCTTCCACCGAGGTAATTTCAAAACGATCATCTTTGTTCACCACAACCATCGAAGTTGTGACAGTTACATTAGGGATTCTTCGAAAGCGAAAAAGGTCGGTGGCTTCTGAGAAGCTGGCTCTGTTTGCCCATTTCTCATTGCCGTGCCGACCCTCCCGATACGCTTTGACAGAAGCGATGATGTTGTCAACTTCCGTCCGAAAACCCTCCTGATCTTTCATTGTCACTTTTTCAATGATGTCAATGAAGGTGTTCATCTTTCCATAGCTCATAATCACACCTTCCAATCCCGGTCCAGCCGAAGTAAGAGGTTAACCGTATTCCAGACTTGCTGCCCAGCCTGGACATTGTCTGCAAAAAAGCCGCCCGTACTACCGTCCCGGCTCTCATAAAAGTGGGACGACAGTATAATAACGGCCTGCTCAGTAGTAGGAGGCATCTGATTATCTGTATAAAAGTTCGCGGGAAGGTGTTGATAGCTTTCTGCATAACTGACGGAGGCGGTGATGTATATTTGCAGCAGTTCGTCGTCATTGTCATGCTGAAGGATGAGATTTTTCTTGACCTTTTCAAGCAGTGTCATACCGCCACCGTCCTTTCCTGATCATTAAGCATCAGCAGCCATTAGTCCTGCGGCCTTCAGTTTCGCAAGAAGCGAGTTAAAATCGGCAAGCAAATCTGCATGGTCTTCGGCTGTGCTTGCAGGCTGGTTTCCGGCTACGGGTATTTCCGGCACTATCGGGTAAGAAGGTACGTAAAGCTTTGCATCTTCTCCGATTTTAGCTACCACTGTTTCGCCGACGCCTTTTGCAGACGCTTTGATGCCGCCAAGCGACGACTCGGAAGCGGGCGCTGCAGTAGCGGTGATACCCGTTACTGTAGCGCCCTCCTTAATTTCCAAAATACCGCCGATGACGGTTTTCTCGCCACCTTGTTCGGTATAGTTCTTAGTGTTGTAGCTCATGCTGCACCTCCGTTACGCTTTCTGCTGAAGCACTTTGATTGCTTCAGGCAGAATCAGCTTTCCGTCAACACGCTGGGTTGCTACAAAGCCTACCTGTCCTGTCACAGCAAAGAGTTCATTAAGCCTCTTAAACACACGCCCCTGACGGTCGGCCACCCAGTAATAGCTGAAGTCTCCAAACACAATGGTCTTGGCTGCCGCAGCGATGGTAGGTACATATGCAGAGGTGTAAACAGGGCGGTTCAAAATGGTGTCAGGCGTACCCGCTTGCAGGGAGGGCTGCCACAGATACTGGCCCTGCCCATCCTTTAACTTACGGATGGCCTTTACGGTAGCATCGTTCATAACAAATACTGCCCTGTTGCGGTAAGGTGCCTTAAGCGAGTAGAACAAATCAAGCACCTCATCCATCGTGACGGCGGTAGCTCCTGCCGTGGTTACACCAAGCTGCGCACCTCCGGTAGCAGCGAGGATGCCGGTCGGTTTACCAGAGCCGTCTCCCGTGAAAAAGGCTTCCTCTTCTTTATTGCCGATGCGTCTTGCAAACTCTCTGGAAATGTAGGCTTCGAGATTGAACACGCTGTCGTTTAGGAGTTCCTCGGATACCTTGATGAGGGTACCCAGCTTGTAAGCGCCGATGGACACCTGCCCGAAAGCATCGTCGCTCTCGGGTATGGTACCTTCTTCATCGATCCACGAAGCCGTGCCCTTGGATGCTACGACAGGAATCTTGCGATCGCCGGAAGAAGTAGTGATGACATTTGCCAGCCTACGGAAGACATTCTCATCGTCGAGGGCTTCCACAAGGGTGCGTTCGAATTCATCGGGCACGAGGTAGCCGCCCTCGGAGTCGGTGCCGATTTGCAGGGCATTTTTTACGCTCACATCAAGACCCTCGTTGCCACGAGTGCGCATGGCATTCCAGAATGCTTTTCTGTATTCGGCGGACGCACGGCCAGTCTTGTCCTCAGTGGACTTGTTCGG